TGCCATATAATGCTCTTAATGATTTGTTTGTACAATGTACTAGTAAATGCCGTCTGTCATTTCGTTCTAGCGTCAAGCCATTGGTCGAATTGGCATGTATCTCAACTGAGAAGTATGTTGGTCTAGCAAATGATTCTGTTGGTTTGCCTTTAGGCGTACGCGCATGACTATTCTCACTAATGTATCTCTTCAACGCGCCATATCTAATACCACTAAACATCGATGATTTTTGACTATCAATCTCGTCAAATAGTACTGTGCTCTTCTCAAATAAGAATTCATTAAACTCTTTGTTAAGTAACTGTACGTCAGGCGATATGCCCCCACCTCCATGTCCTGGTAACATCCTTGCCAATGTCTGCCATAATGTACCCTTACCAGTACCTTTGGTGCTAACAATCGTTAAGCTCCACGTTCTAGGATTTAGTGGGTTTTCTATCTGGTGACGTATGCTGTTGTAATATAACTGCATAGTAGTCTTACTACCCATAAATACATTCTCAACTATCTGCTTGTGCATATCTACAAATTTGTCATCACCTCTAACTGGTGTTATAAGTAATGGGCGATAAGTATTTGCCAATTTTATATACCCAGACATATCTGTAAATGTGTCCACAAGCTCTGGTCGCCACCCTGTAGTATGTGCTAAGCGCTTACCACCATAAGTTAGCCATATATCAGTAAGACTAACTGTTTGCTCTTCGCCATCACCGTCAATATACTCATACTTATTATCTATACCATACTTATACACTGCTCGCGCATAAGCTTCTTTATTTACCAAATTAAATATCTCATCTGTGTCTTTAAGATAAATCCAATCTCGTTTAGCTGCTACCAATTTATCTTCTTTGCCCAACGATCGCTTTTCTTCTCTATTAACTATGTGCTCCCACTTACTAGCCAAATCAAAATCGCCTGTGGTCCACTCATCTGCTTTTTCTATTTTACCAGATAAATCCTCAAAAGCTCTTTGCACCTCGCTCCATGTTTTGCCTTGCTTGTACCATTGGGTAATTATTTGGAATAACGCACTATCTCTATCACCATCAGGTATAATATCCATAGCTAAATAATAATCTGCGTTCTTTTTCAGTGCTATGATGTTAGTATTGGTCGTTGCCAACGACTCTACTAGTGATAGTGGCTTGAATATAGCTGGAGGAACATCTTTAATAATCGCATAAAGCTGAGCGCCAGGCACCCATTCTTCAATTTGGCAATTTGGCCCATATACCCAAGTGTCATACCCTCGGATATCTACATTGCCATAAGTTGTTTTGATCCAGCTAGCTGGATTTGTATGTGCAAAATTTAATTGCTGGTAATATAAGTGCGCACCACCACTCTTAGTTAAGACCATAAATGTATTTGTGTTGATGCCTAGTTTTGTTAAATGGACTAACAAGGATTCTAAGTTATTTGGGTTGTTTGGATCTTCAGCATGTTTAGTATCTAAATCGAGAATGAAGTAATTAAATAAGCCATAGATCTTAGGTAGTTTTGTTGGCGCCTTGCCAATATATTTGTTTTTATTTGATGTCCAATTTGTATTGGTTGAGCCATTGGATTTACTATTGAGATAGCCTGCTTGAGGTAAGTTTTTTATCATGTGTACATGTTCCTTAGTTTGATTAGTAGTAAGGAAGGGAATGGTACGTTGATCTAAGACCTACGCACCATGCTCTAGGACTACTAAGGAGGACAACTGATTGCGTCAGTTGATGTCATAGCCGCAATTGCCATAACATAAATATATTATAACATATAATAAGTTGGTTGTAAACCACTAATATCTTTTGTATTGCGCAAATTAAGCTCTAACTTCCACGCGCCACGCACCACTTACACCCAAATTGATTGTTAATGTGCTTGAAAAAACCCAATGAAATCAATAACTTAGGAAGCTCTACGCGCAACGCGCCACGTTCTAGCCTTATAATATATAGAAATTACGTATATTGTATATATATATATATATGGACTGGGGAGCATACGCGTTGTGCGTTCGCGCGTTGGATATTTTGCGTGGCGCAAAGTGCGAGGCGCCGATATCCATTTAGCAAAAAGAAAGGGCATAGCGCCTGGCGCTATGCCCTTCGTTCGTTCCTTCTAATATTCTATTTCTTGGTCAGCATCCCACAAAGCTATATAAGCTAGACACCATGCTCTTTGCGCTTCGCTTAAGTGCACATGTATATATAGCTCATCAGCGCTATAACCTTTTGGTAAGTCCTGCTTAGTTAACCATGTATCATATAAGTTAATAAGATCAAATTGCATTTTAGTTCTCCATTTAATTATTGGTAAGAGCAAAGCGCCAAGCGGCCAGCAGTTAATTGCTAGTGGTTAATATTAATTAGATTTAACTTACAATCTATATCTATTTGCTTGGGATCATAGTACTCAGCTAAGAAGTACATAAGATCAACTACTGTATTATCATCAGCTAAGGTTATTTCATTGGTTCCTTGTTCAACCATATAATCTAGCTTGTTAAAGTGCTTAAGGTCTTCGATTACGGATACATCATCATTGGTTAATATTTTCATATTGGTTCTCCATTTGATGCTAGCCGCTTGGCGCTTTGCTCTTGGTTATTAGTAGGCTATAGTTATGGTCACGCCGAGTAAGTTACTTAGTTATTTTAGTTGCTAGTTCTACTGCTGACATGTACATGTCAGTATACCACTTTACTGATCCGCCTGACATGCCTAGGTTGTTGATTTGCTTAACCAATTCTTCCTTGGTCATTGCCAATGGTTCATCAAGGTCAAGGAACCATTCCTTTAACTGTACGCTCATTGGCTTCTTCTTGGTTGGTACCAAGTCGGCATCCTTTAATACCTCGGTGACAACCGCTCGGCACTTGGCCTTGGTATCATACTCGTCGTTCATGTATAGCAAGACGGTTATGTCTTCAAGAGACCGGCCTTTTGTTGCCATGTTGATTATAGTTGCTTGTACTTCGTTGTTAGTTGTAGTCATGTTAGTTCTCCATTGATTTCATTGGTACTTGGCATGACCATAACTATAGCCTACTATCCCGGATTAATGGTCCGGATTTTTGCTACCTATTTTGTCAAAGAGCATTCGTGCTAGGATACAACAAGCTAGCATATAATAACTATATAAATAATTTATTAATTTATTTATTCAGTATAAGATATTATAATATAATTTTAATATTATTATAACATCTAATAAGGGGTATAAACAAGGGGCGGGGGAGAAACTTGCGCGCAAGTTTCTCCAGGGCTAGCGGTAGAATTTTCACGACTTTTAGTACTTTGCGTGGCGCAAAGCGGTGAGAGGTTTGAGATCAAATTTTTGTATCAAATTTTTAAAAAGCATGTTCAAGATTCGTACAACAATCATACGACGCACAAAGGGCCAAAGCCTTATACTTATCAAAGTAATAATTTGGTAAGCCAGATTGAGCTTAAATTAAATAAAATAAAAGTGTACTTTTGGACTGATATGCGTTATATTAAAAATAACAAGACCTAATTTTTTAAGAACTCACATGGTGCAAAGAGATGAGCAACGGGAATGCAGTATTAAAGATGCTTAGAGAGCATGGGGTAGGTAACCAAACTTACCACCCACTCACCGCTTTGCTCGATCTTTCTATAGAAGAAGATGCAACAATTGGTGAACAAATAATGATTCACAAATCTATAGCTAAGTATGTCGAAGCGGAGAACAAGGCGATTGAATTTACTGGTAAGGTAACTTCTGGTGTTGACTTTAACTTCAATATCGGAGCGTAGAGCTATGTGCTACGCACTTTGCGCATGCAAATAGACTATTTGGCAAGTACAACAATGCAAGCGTTTCACAAGGATGAATCGTTTGTAAGGACACTAATGGGTCCTATTGGCTCGGGCAAGTCTGTAGCGTGTATAATGGAGATGATGAGGCTTAGTCTCTTACAAGAGCCATATAATGGTATACGCAAGACACGCTGGGCGGTTATACGTAACACCTATAGAGAGTTATTAGACACCACTATGGAGAGCTTCTTTGACTGGTTTCCTAAAGAGCTTGGTGACTATAGCGTAATGAACAGTAAGTTCATTATGGCACTAGACCTGCCGGATGGTACAAAGGCTCATATAGAGTTCTTATTCAGAGCGCTAGACAGACCGAACGATATTAAAAAGCTACTATCGCTTGAGATAACTGGGATGTGGTTGAACGAGGCTAGAGAGATACCAAAGCAGGTATTAGACATGGGCATCGGGCGGTGCGGTAGGTATCCTTCTAAGCGTGATGGTGGTCCTACATGGTTTGGGGTTATTATGGACACAAACCCGCCAGACTCAGACCATTGGTATTATAAGTTGTTTGAGGAAGAGTTGCCTAGTAACCATGCGATTTTTCACCAGCCTAGTGGTGTGAGCGACACAGCTGAGAATGTTGATAACTTGCCACCAGACTACTATATTAATATGCAAGCTGGTAAAGACCAGGAGTGGATTAACGTGTATGTTCATGGTAATTATGGGTTCATAGCAGATGGTAAGCCAGTATACCCAGAGTATAAGGACGACATACATGCTACATCGGACGAGCTGCCACGCGCGGGCTCAGGTAAGATATATATTGGCATAGACTTCGGGCTAACCCCTGCCGCATCATTTGGGCAGATTACAGCTAGCGGCCAGTTCCAGATAATAGACGAGCTGGTAACGTTCGACATGGGTGCTGTGAATTTTGGCAAGTTGCTAAAAGAGAAAATACAAAATGAGTATTGCGGATGTGACATTGAGATATATGCTGATCCAGCTGGTGAGCAGCGAGCCCAAACTGATGAGACTACTCCGTTCCAGATTTTATGGAATCAGGGAATTGAGGCATGGCCTTGCTATACCAATGACCTTTGCTGGTGGATATAAGTATAAAAGGTTACAAGTAGGTGGCGAAGCGCGGTTTGTGGACAAGCCTGACAAAGGTAAGTATTCTCATATCTCTGATGCTATTCAGTATATGTTCCTTGGTGCTGTCGGTGGGGATAGGGTTGTTGGTGGGTACGGC